AAGAAGTGGTGGTGCAGTTGCTGGTGATTGGAGTTATGATGATGCCACAACTGATATGTCTTTAGGGACATCTACTTCGCATGCTTTTTCATTAAAAACAGCGGGTACTGACAGATTAACTATTAATAGTTCAGGTGCTGTAGGAATTGGAACGACTAACCCACAATTTCCTTTAGATATACACCATGGGACTCCTGAAATAAATTTATATGATACAAGTTCAGCTGGTCAATTTAGATTCTTTTTAGATGGTGTTGCGGCTACTATTAAAAATTATTCTACTAATGGTAATATATCTATAATAACAACGGGTACTGGAAAAGTTGGTGTTGGTACTACATCCCCAATTGGTGGGTTACAGATTTCAGATGTTTCTGGAAATACAAGATATACTTCTAGTGGGTGGTCTAACTATTTGGTAATTGATGCTGCTCAGTCAGGTGGTGGTGGAATCATGTGGACTAAACAATCATCAACTTATAATAGAGCAGTTTTAGTTAACCAAGGTATAATGGAATTTGGTAGAAGTACTGCTGATGATGCTAGTGCCGCTTGGACAGCTGATATGAAAATAATGTCAGATGGAAAAATTGGTATAGGCCAAGGCGACCCAGGGAGTGGTTATACAGTAGGTGTAGATGGCGGAGGTATTATAGTAAACTCACAAAGTAACCCTTGGGCTTTTACATCTAATCCAAGTTCAGGAAATTATGGGGGATTATTATTACAATATAATGGAGTAACAAAAGGTACTTGTTATTACAATTCAGGTACAGTAATTTTTGGTGGTGAATCCGGTATTCCTTTGAGACTAACAGCTGGCGGTCAGTATGGTTTACATATGGATCCAACAAATAGAAATATACACATAGGTGGTACTAGTGATGCAAGTTATAAATTACAAGTTACAGGAACGATGCATGTTAGCGCAAATGCTACATTTGCAGGAACAGTAGATCACCAGGGGATAGTTCTAAATGGTGGAGATGGGTCACAAATAGATACTAAAGTTACTCACAGTCTTACTTTAAATTTAGTTGGTAATTCTTGGGTGGATACAGGAATATATAGTAATTCAGGATCTTACCAACTAGAAGGTTCAGGAACTTACGCTGTACAGATTTATAGTAATGACCATTCTGGTGAACCTTACTTTTATAGTTTTTATGCAAGTGGAATTATGTCTTGGTTTCATGGTACTGTGAATTCAGGGGAATCTTGGGAAATTCCTTTACATACAGCTGCCCATTCTGGTAATGGTAGATACTTAGCACTTAGGGTAATGAACACTACATCTTCGGGTTCCCCAGCAAATAACGCCCGTATAGAAGTCAAATTATTGGGTACTGGGACAGCTACTTCTAGTAATACAGCTCTAAGTTTTAGATTTAGAAGATTAATGTAAAATAAATAAACAAATAAATAATTAAAAATAATAAAAATGGCAATAACTTATAAATGGAGAATCCATGCTTTAGATACGGATGTCTCCAAAGACAGCAAAGATAATGTTGTGAAAACGATACATTGGGGCTTAGAAGCTACCGAAGGCACAGATCCTGTGTATTATGCTAACTCATTAGGCACACATGATGTGGTTTATGATAAAGATGATTTTTTAGCTTATGCTGATTTAACAAAGGCTAAAGTGATATCATGGTTAGAAGATGCTGAAAAGGGCATAGATGTAGCTACCACAAAGTCAGGGTTAGATGCGGCTATAGAATTACAAAAAACACCAGTTGAAAAGACTTTTCACAACCCATTCAACGAAGAATAAGCTAAATAGTTAGAAATTAAGTAAAACAAGTAATAATAAATTATAACCAAACAATTAAATTAAATCAAAAAATTAGATTATGGAAAACCAAGAAAAAAAGATTACCAAAGAACAATTAGAAGAGTTACAGGGATTTGTAGGTAAAATTAATCAAGCTGCTACGCAGATTGGTAATTTAGAACTACAAAAACACCACATTAAGATTGCAACCATAGAGGTGCAACAAGACTTATCTAAGCTACAAAGTAAATTAGAAACAAAGTACGGAAAAGTACAAATAAATATTCAAGACGGAACTTACGAGCCTATTCCAGAAGAGGAAGGGGCAGCTGTAGAACCTGAAGTATTGAAAGAAGGGAAGTAAAATCATGTCACTGGTAAGAAAAATTAGTATAGGTAGGGATTATAAAAATGATGCCATGCACTACGCTGTCGGCCAAGAAGTTTATGGTGGCCATAAGATATGTGATATTGTAGAGGAATCTGATAAATTTTCTATTTATATTAAAAAAGGAAAAGAAGTATTACCGTGGAAAGATTTTAATAAAAATATGGCTATAGCCGTTGAATATAACTTAGAATATTAATGCGAAGCTTATTTGACTTTATAGTTAAACCTAAAAGCGAACGATACGATAATAAAAAATATATTGATGGTCAGGAATTACTGTTGAATACAGAAATATCTGATCATCGGTATGTTAGTCGTATAGGGATAGTGACAGCAATACCTAAGTCAGAAAATACAAAAATACAAGTAGGGGATGAAGTAGTTGTACATCACAATGTTTTTAGAAGATGGTATGACCAGTATGGTAAAGAAAAAAATACTAGAAGTTTTCACAAAGAAAATATGTATTTTGTAACACCCGAGCAAATATTTTTGTATAAAAATAATAATAAATGGCACGCTCCAGATAATTATTGTTTTATTAAACCAATTATATCTAATAATATATTATCTAGCGACAAAGAAATTCCTTTTAGAGGAATTATAAAATATGTTGACAAAAATCTTAAAGGTATAAAAAAAAATGATTTAGTTGGTTTTACACCAAGCAGTGAATATGAATTTATTGTTGATGGTGAAAGATTATACAGAGTATTAACTAATTCAGTATCTATTAAGTATGAACGTCAAGGAAACGAAAAAGAATATAATCCAAGCTGGGCACGCGGCTGTTAAAGAACTTATCAAAGTAGCCAAAGAACCTATTGTCGAAACAGAAGATGATATATCAGCTGATAGACTTAAAAATGCAGCTGCAACTAAAAAACTTGCAATATTTGATGCTTTTGAAATATTGAATAGAGTTGAGGCTGAAAAAGCATTACTTGAAGGTAAAACACTAGAAGAAAAGCAAGAGTCATTTAAAGGCTTTGCTGAAAGAAGATCTAAATAATGTACAAACAATCATTATATAGCGTTATAAAGCCTGTAAAAATTAATGCAATTAAAAGGCTTAATAAAGCAAAAAAGTGGGAATACGGTTATAATAAGGAACATGATATTATTGTAATTAGTAAAACTGGACAGATTGGAGATATTTACAATATACAAAATTTAAAAATAGCACTACCTAAACAACCAAAAGAAGTTTTTAAAGGTAATAATAAATGGGAGGTACAAGAGTATCCAAAAGAATTACAGAAATTAAAAACAATATTTGATTGGAGGGATTTGCCTGATGATTTCAAAAATAAATGGAATGTGTATATTGACAAAGAATTTACTAAACGTGAGGACGGTTATTGGTTCTATAATAAAGGTAACCCTATTTATATCACTGGTTCTCATTATATGTATTTGCAGTGGACCAAAATTGATGTTGGAAAACCAGATTTTAGAGAAGCAAATAGATTATTCTTTATATTCTGGGAAGCTTGCAAAGCAGACGCTAGATGTTATGGAATGTGCTACCTCAAAAATAGACGGTCTGGGTTTTCATTCATGGCATCGTCGGAAGCTGTCGGACAAGCTACTATTTCTTCCGATTCTAGATTTGGAATACTTTCAAAATCAGGTTCAGATGCAAAAAAAATGTTCACCGATAAAGTTGTCCCAATATCTGTTAACTACCCATTCTTCTTCAAACCAATACAAGATGGTATGGATAGACCAAAAACAGAATTGGCATACCGTGTACCAGCAAGTAAACTAACAAAAAAGAGTATACTTACAAGACAAAAAACCGAAGAGCTTGAAGGGTTAGATACAACTATTGACTGGAAAAACACAGGAGATAATAGTTATGATGGTGAAAAATTAGCTTTATTAGTACATGATGAAGCTGGTAAATGGGAAAGACCAGAAAATATTTTAAATAACTGGAGGGTAACAAAAACCACATTAAGACTTGGTTCTAGAGTTATCGGTAAATGTATGATGGGTTCTACAAGTAATTCATTAGATAAAGGAGGAGAAAACTTTAAAAAACTATATAATGATTCAGATGTTACAAAAAGAAATCGTAATGGCCAGACTCGCTCAGGATTATATAGTTTGTTCATACCTATGGAATGGAACTTCGAGGGATTCATTGATTCTTATGGATTACCTGTATTCGATACACCGAAGAAAGCCGTCGAGGGTAATTACGCCCAGTTCATTGATGTCGGGGTTATCGAACATTGGGAAAATGAAGTTGAAGGATTAAAAGGAGATCAAGACGCTTTAAATGAATTTTATAGGCAATTTCCAAGAACTGAGGAACATGCTTTTAGAGATGAAACTAAAAATAGTATTTTTAATTTAGCTAAAATTTACGAACAAATTGATTATAATGAAGAGGCTAAATATGATAGTGTTATTAATACTGGGAATTTTTCATGGAAAAATGGAATTAAAGATACCCAAGTAGAATTTACACCAAATTTAAATGGTAAATTTAATATAACTTGGGTACCAAGTAGAAATTTACAAAATAAAATAATAATAAAAAATGGAGGTAAATATCCAGGTAATGAGCATATCGGCGCATTTGGATGTGACAGTTATGATATATCTGGTACAACTGATGGCAAAGGATCTAAAGGAGCTCTACACGGATTAACCAAGTTTAGTATGGAGAATGCTCCACCAAATAGATTTTTTTTAGAATATATTGCTAGACCTCAAACTGCTGAGATATTTTTTGAAGATGTATTAATGGCTTTAGTATTTTATGGAATGCCATTATTATGTGAAAATAACAAACCAAGATTATTATATTATTTAAAAAGAAGAGGTTACAGGGGATATTCAATGAATAGACCTGATAAAATCTGGAATAGATTATCTGTTGCAGAAAAAGAAATAGGAGGAATACCAAATTCAAGTGAAGATATTAGGCAAGCTCATGCCGCAGCTATAGAAAGTTATATTAATAATTATGTTGGCATGAAAGAAGATAATAACTGTGGTGATATGTATTTTAATATTACATTAAATGATTGGGCTAAGTTTGATATAAATAAAAGAACAAAATTTGATGCCGCGATAAGTTCAGGCTTAGCGGTTATGGCATGTAATAAAAATTTATATGCGCCCCGCGCACATATAGAATTAAAAGATAAAGTTAATTTTAGTTTTGCTAAATACAACAATAAAGGAAATTTTTCAAAAATCATACAATAAATGGCTAAAGTAATAAAACAGGGCATTTTTCCAAGTCAAGCTGCAAGCGATACTGAGAAATCTAGCGAACAATATGGTTTGCAGATTGGTAACGCTATAGAAGCAGAATGGTTTAAAAAAGATGGGTCAGATACACGTTACTTTGCAAATAGAGATAATTTTCATAGATTAAGACTATATGCAAGGGGGGAACAAAGTGTAGAGAAATATAAAAACGAATTATCAATTAATGGTGATTTATCTTATCTTAATTTAGATTGGAAGCCAGTTCCTATTATACCTAAATTTGTGGATATTGTTGTTAATGGTATTGCAGAGAGAGGTTATGATTTAAAAGCTTATTCTGTAGATAGTGTAGCTTCAGCAGAAAGAACCGAGTATGTTAAGGGGTATTTAGAAGATATGCGTTTATTTGAGTTCAAACAAAACGTAGAAGCACAAACAGGTTTAAACACATTTAAGAATGACCCAAATAATCTACCTGAATCTGATGAAGAGTTAGAATTGCATATGCAATTAAACTATAAACAAAGTATAGAAATTGCTCAAGAACAAGCATTAACTAATGTATTTGATTTAAACAAATATGAACTTCTTAAGAAGAGATTGGATTATGATACTACAGTTTTAGGTATATCTTGTGTAAAAAATAGTTTTAATACAGCTGAAGGTATTAAATTAGAATATGTAGATCCTTCTGATTTAGTTTATTCATATACTGAATCCCCTTATTTTGATGATTTATATTACGTAGGTGAAGTAAGAAAATTAACTATTGGAGAATTAAAAAAACAATTCCCAGAATTAACCACTGAAGATATAAAGAAATTAGAATCTTATGGGGCAGGTAGTACGAAATTACGTAATAAATTTTCTACATCTGGTAGTATTGATAGTAATTATGTATATGTATTGCATTTTGAATATAAAACTTTTGAAAATCAAGTTTATAAAATAAAAGAAGGTAGTAGTGGTTACCAAAAAGCTCTAAAGAAAAATGATGGATTTAATCCACCTGAAGAAAGTGATCCTAGATTTAAGAAAGTAAACAGATCAATTGAATGTTTATATGAGGGTGCTAAGATTGTTGGTCAAGAAAAGTTATTAAAATGGCGAAAAGCTGTTAATATGACTAGGCCTAAATCGGATATTACAAAAGTAGCTATGAGTTATAATATTGTAGCTCCAAGAATATATAAAGGAAAGCCTGAATCATTAGTAGGGAGAATGACATCATTCGCTGATATGATTCAAATAACGCATCTTAAATTACAACAAGTTCTTTCCCGACTTGTACCAGACGGTGTATATTTAGATGCGGATGGTCTTGCTGAAGTGGATTTAGGTAATGGTACAAATTACAATCCACAAGAAGCATTGAATATGTATTTCCAAACTGGTTCTGTTATTGGTAGATCAATGACACAAGACGGCGATATGAATCCTGGTAAAGTACCTATTCAAGAACTCCAATCATCAGGAGGTAATAATAAGATAGCTAGTTTAATACAGTCTTATAATATGTATTTACAAATGATGAGAGATGTAACTGGGTTGAATGAAGCAAGGGATGGTAGTACGCCAGACAAAAATGCTTTAGTTGGATTACA